TTCAGTCATGTCTTTTGCTCCTTGTTGATAACCCTTGGCAAAGCCTCTGCCAAAAGCCATAGTCAGTTTCCGCGCTCGCGATTCTTCTCGGTTAGGTCGCCATCCAATCATTTGATGTCCTCGATTAGCTGGATTGCTTGCTGATAAGTGCGGCAGATTGTGTGGCGATTATCGCTGTCCTTACGATCAGCATTGAAGGCAATTACCTTTTCATGCTTCTCTTGCTCGTTCTTTAGCAACTTGATAATCCGCTGCCTTTCATACTTGATGCCGGTAGTCCAACCGAGCTGTGATACCTCGGCAAGTCCCTCTTTGTGCTTCTCAAGTATCCGGTCAAAGATGTCGGTCATTTCTCAGGCCACTCTCCGTCTAGGACCAGCAAACCGATAATTGCGTAGTTTGCAAGGTCAATGAAAGAATCCCTCAATGCCTCATGCTCAGGTGCGTTGCCGGAATCAGTTAGGTGATTGATCCTTGCCAGCTTGTCATGCATCCTGACTCGTAAGCCGTTGATAGGTCCACCAGGTGCGTTGCTGATGTTAGTTGGGCCATAGTCATTATGCTTCGAGAGCAGTAGCTTTGCGTTCTCGTCAAAGTATCGAATGACTGTTGCGTCAAAGCTGGTGCTTAGGTCTATGCCTTTGATTGTTGACTTCATGGTTTCTCAGTCACCTCAGCAATCAACTCTTTTGCTTGGTGTTCTATCTTGGTGACTGTGTAAGCAAGCTCGTCAAGGTTCTTGATTAGCTTGTCAAGGCTGCCATCCATCATGGCGTTGACTTGATTGTTCATGTCTCTTTTGTATTGGCCGTTTATCTCGGCAACGATGTCCTCGGCTGTTGGGATGTAACCCTGATCCAAGTGAATAGCTACATAGTCAAGAATGTTATCGCGCTGATAACGGATACCGGCGTAAAAGCCTTCTGCGTAGGGTGAGAGTGTCATGGCTACCTCGATGAGATGTTGTATTGAGGGTCAACATAGATTTCAATGTTGTCCACGATGTCAATGACCTTAGCGATTGCTTTGGTTGGGACTGGGTACGCTGCCTTGATGAGACTTAGCACCTCGTTCTTCATAAGCATCCTGCCCATGTAGATTCCGTCTGACTTGGCAACGCCAAAGTTGTACTGGTGAGGCTGGAAGTCTTTGACTGCGAACTCAAGTGGCTCTGGATTGTAGTTAGGCATTTGCTCTCATTTCTTTGTAGGTTTGCTTGATGTGTTCGATTAGCTCAATGCGAGCTTTGGCTTCGTTGCGTGTCTGTGCCGTCATACCTGGCACACCCTCTTGAAGCGTGAACTGTATCTCAGTCCACTTCTGAGCTTCGGCAATAATGCGTTCAGCTAGTTCCTGCTCATTCATTTTCGAGTGTCCTTTGTTAGTGCGTTGACTGCTACAAAGAAGGCAAGGATCAAACCTGCGACTCCGAGTGTGTAACCCCAGCCGAGATGTATTTCTTGAATCTGCCAGCTCGCGATAAGGATGCCGGTTAGTGCGATTAGGTAAAGGATTATAGTTTTCATGCTGTAACCCTTTCCTTCTGAACTGCTGACCAAAACTTCATCTGGTAGTAGTTTGTCCAGGTGTCAACAATGTCAAAGGTCTCAGCCCATGACACTGACTCATCTAGGTATCCGGCTACTGTGTTCTTGAACTGGAACTTGTTTGGCTTGTACATCTTGGTGCCTCTTTTCTGGCCCCCCTTGGGCCGTAGTAAAAGAATAGCACAGTTTTTGCCTTTTTCTGGCAATTTTGGCAAATTTCTCTGATTATCGGCGTGTCGCGCTAAAGGGCTAGTTGAGGGTTTTGACCTGAATTGTGGCTCCTGGCGCGATTCCCTCGGCGTAGAGCTTCCTAGCTGAGATGCGGACAATTCGGCTGTCATCAATGACCACCCCTGAATCGGTCAGGCTGTCCCCTACTGCCCTAATGAGTTTGTCTAGGTCAGGTGACACGCTGGGTAGCTGGCGATCTACTGTCTTGGGCTTGGGTAGATAAAAGTTGACGATTAGCTCGCATGGCTCGTCTATTGGTTGCCAGTCATCCGGCAGGGTTGCGATTGCTTCTTGGACTATGGCCTTACGCCACGCCTTGTGCTTTGAGCTGTTGACCTGGACAATCCTGCCATGCATTATGGCGTGTGATCCTTGGCTGGCTGGGTCGCCTGTAACGCTAAGGCTTACCTCTGCCATAAAGCTCCCATGCTCCTAGTATGGCAGCCCAGACATAAAGTAAACCGAAGGCCAGTCCCACACCATCAAGAACGCTTTTATCTTGAAGCGATAGGTTCAGTAGTATGCCGGCGGTGAGGGCAGGGACTAGCCAACGGAGATTTTTCAAAAGGGACTTTGCTCCGAGTGAGTCGGTTCAAAGATTCCCTTGATGATGTTTAGTGGCTCGGCTGGAAGTACCAAGGGGTTGTTAATGCTTACCTTGATGGACTGCTTTGCCTCGCCTTCCTTGTTGGTCCAGTTGTCAATCTCCGAGCTGTATAAGCCCTCGACCTGAACTGTGTCACCAGCTTCAAGCGTGGTTGGCTGCTTCAGCCAGACTGTGTAACGCTTGTTGATGGTTTCGCCTGTTTTGGTTTCATAGGACTCGGTTACCTCAATGCCCTTGCCTTCATAAAAGACTCTAGTTATTGCGCCCTTTACTTTGATTATTGCCATCTCTTTATTTCCTTTCGATTTGTTGTTTTACTCTAGTGGTCACCAGCGACATGGTTGGGATTGGTGCAGTCGAGATGCCCACAAGTTCTAGTGCCAGGTAGGACTGGCTTGCCGTCAAAGATTGGGATGGTAAGAGTAGCCTTGTCAAAATCGCCCTGCCAAGGGATGCACTTCTCGGATCCATACTTGATGACCAAGGCTCGGTGCATCCGACAGGATTGGCACTTGAGGTCTTTGCGCTTGCGCTTATGGGTGTTGACCTTCCAGGTCGCTCCACATCGGCAGCATAAGGCCACATTGTCATCCACCCCATAAGCTTAGCCAATCACTCTGGAAAGGTGACCCTCGAACTTGAGTGCCACTTCTCCAAGTCCACCATGTCGGTTCTTTGCCACCTTCATTATCATCTGGCTCTTTTGCCAATCAAACTTATCTTCCTCAGTCTGGACTCTGTGGAGCAAGATAACCGAATCGGCATCCTGCTCGATGCCACCTGAATCTCTTAGGTCAGCCATGTCAGGCTCAGAGTCTTTGCGCTGCTCTGGTCCTCGGTTGAGTTGGGCTAGAGCGATTACCGGCACATTCAAATCCCTAGCTAAGTTCTTGAGTCCGATGGAGATGTCGGTTATCATCTCGTAACGCTTGCGACCTCGCTCGGTGTCTTGAATCAAACCCAAGTAGTCCACCACAATCGCTTCGAGTCTGTTGTTGCCCTTCACGCTGTTTGCGAGCGCCCGAATCTGTAATAGGTTCTGACCTGACTTGTCATGGATAGCAAGCTGGTGGGATTGAATCTCTTGCCTGACCTTGGCAATCCTGTCCCATTCCCACTCTTGTAGGTTTCCCTTTTCGATGTTGCCGATGTAAACCTCAGCTTCCATACTGATTATGCGATTGTAAAGTTCACTCTTACCCATCTCAAGGCTGTGAAAAGATACAGGGCCTTGCTTAGATAGCTCCCAAGCAATCTGTAAGCCAACGATGGTTTTACCCACACCTGGTCTTGCACCGATGATGTAAAGCGCACCTGGTCGGAATCCTGTGATGATGTCGTTGAGTAAAGGCCAAGGGCTTTCTGGGTAATGCTTTGGCTTGTCTATCTCGTCAAGATAGGGCAGTAGCTCATCGGCAACATAGCTTGGCTTTGTAGCGGTGTTGCGATCAATGAGTTCATCAATCTCTTTTTTGGCTGTGTCAAATACTGTTGCCAAGTCCTCATGCTGAGCCTTGCTGTGAATCATTGTGCCGGCAACTGCAAGTCTGCGCCTAGTGGCATCCTCGATTACCTTGTTGGCGTAGTAGCTAACTGAAGCTGCTGTTGGGGTTGCCGTAACGATGTCATGTAAATAGCTGGCAAGCTTTGGCAAGGCTGCACCGACTGTCATCACATCAATCGGCTGGCGACCTGCCTTCATCTCTAGCAGGGTTTTGTAGATTCGCTCGTTGGCAATATCGTCAAAGTCTGTTGGTGTGAGAGTCAGATTGTCTAGTGCCTTGCCGTTGGTCAGCAGGATTGATCCGATTACTGACTGCTCGAATTGTGTCACTTTATTCTCCCTACAAACAGCTTAGGCAATGGTTTGGCTTCAGCGACTTCAACACTCTCATAGAGTCCCTTGTTTAGCCATGAGGCTGGGTAGGGAATGTATTTATCCTCTGGCAACTTTCCCTCAGCGTAGGCTTTGGTCAGCTTCAATAACTCATCAGCGGTTTTCTTTTTAGTAGCAACTTTCCAGGCTTTTACAGCATCAGCTTTGGCTACCTTTTTTGGGTAAAGTTTCCAGAAATTATCAAAGTCAATATCAGCCTGTTTCATTGATGGTTCTTTGATGGTTAATATTATGTTTTGCGTGCCAACAGGTGTCACCCCTGATTTACCTGAGCTGTCACCCCTGCTTACCCAGTCTGTCACCCCTGATGCCGAATTTGTCACCCCTGACCCGATTGTTAGCCAGTAAAGATTGGTCTTGTATTGGGTTCGCGTTGGTGCGTTTTGCAGTTCAACCTTTAGCTCACCAAGCTCGACAAGTTCTTGAATATCGCGCTTGACCGAACGCTCTGAGGCATTGGCATACCTAGCTAATGTGCTTATGGAAGGCCAAGCACCCTGATCTCCAAGGTGGTTAGCAATTCCAAGCAGAACTAGCTTTGCCCTGCCAGTTGCTTTGGATTGGTTTAGCACTAGCGATACAGCTTCGATGCTCATGCTGTCAACTCTCTTTCTTTATTGCCTATGTATTCATGTGAGTATGACCACCGATTTGGGTCTATCTGCCACTTAATAAGCTTCTTATTATTTGAGCCGTCTGGCCTTTTCATGTGGTTCTTTGATGTGGGTTTCCATTCGTCAGACTGATCTCGGTATCCACCTAGTCTTGGGTGGCTTGTCTTAGAAAAGTAACGCTTGCCATTGTCTAGGTAGTGCTTTGCCACCAGCTCTGAAAGTTTAGGACCAAAACCTAATCCTTGAAAGTCTGGATGGATGACTAGCCTATGCTCTCTAAAGGCTTCCTTCAAAGTTCCAGACGGAAAGGCCATAGTTGCGACCACTCCAACTAGTTGCCCATCCCAAATGGCGATGTAGCATCTTGCTGTCTTGTTGAGTGATTGCGAGAGATAGTGATACTGAGCGAAGTGTCCCCAAACCTTGTTGCTGGCAGGATAAATGTCGAGTACCAAGTTTGGTTGCCAAAGACACCTTTCTTTGGTCCATTGGCCCAAGTCTGTGTCAATAATCCAATCTGGCTCTAAGTATTCAAGGATGTCACGATGCACAGTTGCCAAGACAATTCCCTGAAGGTCGTTGCGCCTAACATACTTAGCCATCGCTGCTGATGCAGCCTTGGCAACATTCCTGTCCACTACTGAGGTGTACTCATCAATAATTGCATTGTGGCCTAATGACCTAGCTAGATTGGCCCTAAACTGCTGACCATTTGATAAGGCGCTAAAAGGCTTTACCCATTCTGGTACAGACATTAGACCAGCAGCAGATAGCTTTTGATTAGCCTCAAGAGGTGAATCAAAATGTGAGGCTATTGATCCTGCACCCCACTGGTTTTGCGTTGGCTTACCAAAAGAATTTAGCAGTGTCGATTTACCAGTACCAGAGGCTCCGACTATGACCCCGATGTTAAAGGTCTTAGGGATGTCATAAGGGATTTGATAAGGATAGAAGCTCTCAGAGCCATCAGATGAGTAGTCAAATGGTTTGATTAGCTCAGCAGTAATCTCATCCATCTCGACCCTTGAAACTAAAGGCTCGCTTGAGCGTTCTAGTTCTAGCCAATCAGAGGTTTCAAATAGCGACAGGTTCATGCCGCACTCGCTCTATCAAGCATGACCATCAATACAGTTGCGCTGACTACCTTGGTGTCAAAGGCTTCCTTGACTAACATCGCCCATTGTTCGGCATCTAGTCCGTAGGCTTTGTAGTCCATCTCAGCCATGAAGATGTTGCCGCCGTAGTATTCAAGAATCTCGGCGAGTGATTTATTTTCCCAGTTAAACACTAAATGTGCCTCCTATCTAAAGTCGGCACACTATACTTAGTAGTGATGCCAACAGCCTTATTGTTGGTTATCAACGCCCTCTAGGAGTTCACCTTCTAGGGGGCATCTTTTTATTCAGTTATAGGTTTACCATAGCACCTTAAAAGTATTCGGGGTCTGATTCCAGCAAGTCTTTTGTAAAGTCGTCATTTAGTAGCCACCAGCCACCATGCCCAAAGATAGGCACTTCAGTAGGCGTTTCATGGTTCCTTAGCTTCCAGCCCAGCTTGCGACCATGCTCGGCGAAGGCAGCGTTTGACTCTAGCAAGCCGTTAGCCTCGGCACAAAGTGGGATGATGTTGCTCGGCTGACTAGCCAAATGGTTCTTACTACCCATCCCTCGATTGAGCCGGTGGTGAGGTATCAGGTCATCGCCTTGAGTGCCACAATGCCAACATCCCAAGTCGCGCTCTAGGTATTTCTGGAATTGTTTTTTAGTCATCGAACGGATCGTAAATCTTGGCTGGCATCTCACCAGGTTGGAATCCTAAAGCGATTGTGGTGTCTGCCATTCCACCATTGACAGCCTCAACAATGTCGGTGTTGTCGGTGTTGTCAGTTATACAGGTATGCCTACGCCGCCACTCTCGAACGAGCTTGATTGCCTGAGCATCATCAGTCTTTATTTTGGCCCCACAAGAGCAGGATTCGGCTATCACCCGATAAGGCTACCAGCTAGGCATGTCGCCACTGAAGTTCGACATTCTTGCTCATTACAGCCATCATGGTTGCTTGGTCTGACAGGGTTTTCATCTTGGTCTTGATCCTGTTGTATTCAGCCCTAGCAAGGTCAGCCTTTAGCTTTTCCTCTACTGCTTGCAACTTAGCCACAGCTTGCCGGTCTGCTACTGTCCCAGAGTTGTTTAGGAACGCCAGCGATACAGCTCGGTCATACGCTGAATCAGCATCTGCCAGCTTGCACTCGGCATCATAGAGAGCGTTAGCTCCCTTGTCCATCTCCTTGGTCAGCCTTTGTAGTTCCTCGACTATGTGGCCTGGTGTAATAATCTCCATTTTTTAGCCTCTCAGCTTTCTCTCTTTGTAACTTCCAAATGACACTTATTGAATCGAAGTCGCCCACATCAAACTGCTCTTGTAGGCACTCTTGAGTTTCAAGAATTGAGGCCAGCAGAATCCTCTTTGCCTGTAAGTCCATTAGCTACTGCCTTGATCTTGTCGAGTGTGTCATCGGTTGCGCCACCTGTTTTAGCTTGGCTGTATAACAATCGTAAACCCTCGATGTCATTCCCTAATGCCTCGGTCATAGCAAGCCAATCCTTAGCACTTGCCTTTGGTCTTGAATCTCTGGCAACCTTTTCCATCTCCTCGCGACTAGCCCTCTTGTTGCCTGAATAGTTTGCGTTAGCTAATGCGCGACCAATGCTGCTGGTCTCACATACTTCCAAAGCTGATGTTGCTTGTGGACCTTTAGCTGAATCAACCTCGAACGCTAGACCTGTTGCCTTTGGTAAGTTCTTTTCTTGATCCTCAGCGTTTAGGTAGATGTAGCTCTTGGTAACCCAAGTCCCAACCTGTCGGTCTTGAACTGTGGTGATGTTGTCGGTAATTATCCGACCCTCTGGGTTGTCTTTGTAGAAACGCTTGATGCGCTGCTCTACTGTTTCATAATCGTTTAGGTTGAACTGTGCCATTTACTTCCCCTTTTCGTGGTGTAGGTAAGGTGCGCCACCAGCTCTTGATCTAAGGCTGAGCAGATGCTCACCAAAGACTAGACCTCGCTTAGCCCCATCCATTGCTTGTATAACTCTAGCTTTTAGCTCTGTTGTTTTGACAGTAGCTTTCTCTAACTCGTCAACCGAGTTGAGGTAGTGCATCCCTAGATCGTCAAGGTCAACCTCGGTGTCAACAATGCCAGGTGATAAGGCTCTGATTGTTTCTAGGGTTGAGTTGCTTCCATCCCAGTAAGGCATCTTCATCTCTAGACAAGCCTGTCTGAATCTGACAGCAGCATCCCAAAGTGTCTGCGCCTCAAACTCATCCCACTCGATGTCAAACTCCATGTAGCTAGAACCTGCGAGCGCAACTAACTTAGCTTGCTTGATTCCAAAGATTCTCATGTACCAAAGAACCTGAGCGCGATAAGCCTGTGGGACTCCACTCCAATAGTCGCGTGAGAACTTGACCTCGATGATTCCCCAGTTGCCGTCAGCATCTTTGTAAAGTCCATCAGGGTTAGACCTAGCCCAAGGGTTTTCTTTATTCGCCCATGTTCC